GTGGCACCAGAAATGACTGCGGCAGCACTACCAAACACGTTCTTGACAGTATCAGTGGTACCTGTGGAGGGCAGGATATTTACGTTGATCGAACCATCAGCATTGGGTTCTAGGATATTCCCATTAGATCCAACGACTTCTACCTGGCCAATGGATACAGTGCCATCGAAAACGATGGGCATTGGGTTGTTCTTATCGTAGAAATTACCGTATTGGTCTACAAAGACCACCCTATCGGCTACGGTGGGGTCTGATTCGTAGACCGCTTTGTAATGGTCACCATCGGGCGGGTTCGCTGTTTTACCCTGCTCTGCAGCCCCTATAGTGGCTCCAGCGGCCAAAGTATAGGCAGAGATATCATAAGGCATCCAAGACGTTACATTGGCGCTTGGAGGCCCTACTATGAGCATAGTAGGGGACAGAACCTTCATGATTTTAACGTTTATGGGTGTAGGGAGTGTGGAGGAGGAGAGATAGGCTATTTGCTTGGTCTTGAAACCAGCTGTATTAGCTAGCGTAATAATACCTTGTGCGGTACCATCAGCCGTAAATGCTTGCGGTGGAACTACGTTCCAACTACGTTCTAGCGCCATATCCCATTTCCCTTGATCTACAACCCTATGTAGATATAGGTAAGATTAGGACAAAATGGGCTGCCTGATGGGACTCGCACCCACTTCGCCTGTCTTCACAGGACAGGGCCTCGACTCTTCGGCCTCAGACAAATCGTTATAAATGGTCTAACAAGAAGGAGTTGAACCTCCGAAGCCCCGAAGGGCTCCAGTTTTACAGACTGGTGTAGCTAACCGGCAGCTACCTTTGTTAGATGAAAATGGTCTAGTAGGCAAGATTTGAACTTGCGTCCTTTCGCTTCCAGGGCGAACCGTCTGGCCAGGCTGACTTACTACTAGTTGTGTTTGCGCGTATCGCTGCATAAAATCTCCAAAGTTTAAAAGCAAAAGCCCTCGATGCGTTTCCGCAGAGGGCTTGGGGAGTAACAGACAAAAATAATCAACAAGCCCTTACATATGTGGGTTCCTAGGATGTGGGAGTAGATTATAATTCTTATTCGTTCTCATGATGTATAGATTGTCTCTCGTTAAAATGTTCCTTAGCATGACAGTTACCACAAAGTATTACACATTTTCCTATTTCTTTCAAGATATTTTCTTTTCCATACCCCATACCTATCATACACGAAACTTCTATAGTTTTATCTCTTAAATGATGAAATTGCAGACATGCAGGATGATTCTCTGGGCATCTACCGCATTTTAGGGTAGACTTTAGCTCTGCGAACCATTCTCTAAGTTCTGTACGCCTTTCCTCTTGGCGACGACTTTTTTCGGCATACATTCGTTTGTACCGAGCTTTGTCGTATTCCTTTTGATATTCTTTAGTCCATTTAGTCATTTAGACCTTGATTATATCATAGAAACAAAAAAGGCCCCAGATTTCTCTGGAGCCCTTTGTCACTTTTCAGTGGTTTCGGATTAAGGCAGGCTTACGGCCCCTGCACTTTCGTCTTGATCGCCAGATTCATCGCTAAGTCTGAGACCAGTATAGTTGATGGTGATTCTAGAAGTAGCCCTTGCATTGTGATTGCCATTCATTGAGTTTGGCACGCAACCGATAGCAATGAGGATAGTAGACCCAGACTGGCGATCAACGATCGCAATACTTACGCCTTCTAGGGTCAATAGATCCTGGATCTTTGGCACTGCGGGTAGAACGTGTGGACCTTGACCTACGATCCTAAATCCAGAGCAAGAGATCGTCACAGCTTCATAAGAAGTAGGGGTGATCTCGTCTGGGCTATAACGACCAAGAAGATGAATTGGCTCAGTGCCGATGTTCATGTTGTATGTACAAGTTTCGTAAATACCAACCAGTTGGTTGTTTACGTAAACTTTGGCTCGTGCGCCAGTGAGGACTTTTGAAGGCATATATAATTCTCCTTATTCCTTAAATATTAAGCAGCGCTCTGAACTTGGCTGAAGTTGAGGTTGAGTGGGATAAAGTACACAGCGGTAGCGAGCTTGATCTCAACTCCAACGTCCATTTCAGGACCACTGATGCTGACACTTTGGTTCTTGTAACCAAGAGGAGCGTCGATGCTACCAGCGATCAATTTCAATTTCTTGTAGCCATCCATTTTCTGAGCTAGGTAGCTGAGAGCGGTAGCGGCGTCTACGTCGGCAAGAGACTTACCAACGAAGGCAACTTTGAAGCTTTGAGCTAGGTCTAGGGCGATAATGTCAGAGCAGTATACGGCCTGAATGCTGTTGTATACAAAGTTGGTGTCGAAACCGTAAGTGGTTTGGTCACTAACCCAGTATTCTCTCGTTGTGTCTTTCGACAAGAACAAGAGACCAGCGTTTAGAGCGTCTTCTACGTCACCAGGACTTCCAGAATCGAATCCAACTGGATCGACATAGCTGATTACGTTAGCAGCCTTGTTGACGATAGCTTTGTAGAATCCACCAGCTTGCATACCGGCAGCGAGGCACGAGCCGTACCAAGGAAGGTACTGAGTGGCAACACCGACCGAGTTGTCTTGAACGATTTGTTGCATCGTAAGCGAGCAGCGATAATTGCCAAGACCTTGAGCAGCTTCTTTGCAATTATTGTAAGTATCATTGATCGACAAGATACAGATACGGTGCCTCTTGAGCTTTGGCGTACTGTACTGAATACAGTGACTCTTCACAGCTGCGTTAATGGCAGAGATCGTGTAGGTACTTCCGCTATCAGTATTCCCAGCAATGATATCTTGCGAAGAATCCTGAGAGAACAGGGGAACGATGATATTACACTGAATACCGGCAACTTGAGCTAGTGCGTTAACAATATCAGCTGACTGCGTGGCGCCGCGAGCGCCACCAGACAAGAATACTGCGTTAACCATTGGAGCAGGCAGACCAGCTTCTCCGGTAATAGCAGGAACAAAGTTAAGAGAAAGCGAGTTGGCGATAGCAGCTTGGAAATCAAAGGCAGATTTCTTGATGCGTCCTGGAGTAACACCGACAGCGCTAGAAGCGATGCCGATAGCTGTTACAAGGTCCAAAGTATTTTTTGGAGGCAATTGTTGAGCATTAGCAGCGCTTACGGCAGTATAGCCAGGTTGTGCAGAAATAAACGCAGCAAGATCAGAAATAGTTCTGTATTGCGAAAGGTCAATAGTAAGACTAGCGCCAATGCCGCCAGCTACAGTAGTAGTCAAAATACCGGCAGCCGAGATCGTCAGAGTACCGGTAGTACCTTGATAACCTACGAAAAGACCTATTACAGCATTTACGTCAATCGCTTCACTGACATTAATGTCAGGGCGAACGATACTAACTTCTACGCCAGGTTCTTGAGCAGACGCGAATACACCAGCGGGAAGACCTAGGGAAGCAAGGTCTCCAGGAGTAGAGTCAACTAGTTCAAGAGCTTTGCCCCAGCCTTTGCGATAAGCGCCAGCATCTGGACTTACATTAAGCTGAACGGAGCTAGGAGCAGAGCCAGCAGAGGCTACTACGCCAGCGGGAAGAACGGAGTTGAGTTCAACTACAAGGTGAGGAATAGTGTCGTGAGCGCCAGTGGTGCCGCTAAGGGCTACGGCGACTAGAGCGCCGCCATTGATTCTAACGCTAAAGGTAGCACCGTTAAGAGGTGCGCCAAGAGCAGGAATGGTACCGCCAGCTACTTCTGGAGCTGCTTCAACATTGATGGAGCTAATTTGGTACTTGTACAGATTACCAGGAAGACCCCAGTTTTTATCAAACAGGGTACCATAGTCAGTATCTACAAGGGCAGAAGCTTTCGTGCCAGAGTTCGTCTTAACGAGATACACAGCATTAGCGGTGCCCGTGATATCGGAATCGTTAGAAGGAGCCGACAGGGCGCGCATAGCATCAACTAGCTGACCGCTGACATACATAGCTTGAACTTTGGCGAGCTGATCTGGAGTAAACTTGTTATTGGCCAATACTACGCTCTGGTAGCTAGGGCCACCGTCTGCTTCGCCAATAATAACGATGATACCCGAAGAACCGAGTCCTACTGGATTACTTTGTACAGTAATGTTAGGATAACTGTCAGGAATATTGGTATTTACGAAAGATGTTACTAGTCTTAGTGACATTGAAATTCTCCTTATCTAACTTTCTTCAAACCGAAGTGTTTTAATCCAGCTTCAAATTTCTCTGGGTCATCGAGCTTAACTGCCTTCAGATGTACCCATAAGATTTGTTCTAATTCTTTAGGCTTGTCATATTTCTTCTTTTCTTTTGCCCAAAAAATCCTAAATTGTTCTCTCTTTTCTAGACCAGATAGCGCGCGAGCTTCAGGCTTATAAAGCGAAGCTCTATAGGCTTTTGATTCTTCTAGCGACATTTCTTTAGCGTTTTCCATTACAGCTTCTCTCTCTTTCTTGGCCATAATTAACCTACTGGCAGAGATAATTTTGTCTTACGTTTAGATTCCATATGGCCAATAAATTTAGCTAGTTTGATGTGACCTTTCATTTCGTCAAATCCAGCTACGTTCTTGCCATCTTGTCCAACTTGAGTTGGTGTAGTACCTGCAAGCTCGTTATTACCCTCTTTTTGTTCAGCGGGATTAGCTTGAGGAGACTTTTGGTTTCTCACGTCGTCAGAGACACCCTCAACATGTTCTTTTGGGTGGATTTCTCCTGCATTAGCTTTACCATTAGAATGTTGATTTTCAGCATTTTGGTCAGCTTCTTTCTCTGGCTTCTTCCAGGGCATTTCAGCTTTAGCAAGCTCACACTTAGTAAGTAGTTCCTGAGTCTTTTTCAAGACTGCAAAAGCTGCTTCCTTAGCTGTATATCTCTTTTCATGCGCCATACTTAAACCTCTTGTACAATAAGGAAGATTACCGCTTCCCATGTCTCTGCTCTAAAAAATCCCTTAACTTCTGAATACTTGGCTGTTTTACGTCCTCAGACTTGAAAAATAATGATGGCTTACCAAATGGGTCGGCCAACTTCTTGGATTTAGGCATCTTTACGGCAGTACTGCCAACTTTTGCTGGATTTGGCACTGCCACACTAGGAACTTTCGTGCTCAAAGATTTGACTATTTCCTCAAATTTCTCTATATTGCCCTCAGACTTGTGCCAAGCACCATTAACCGTGGCCCAATCCCTATCAGTAAAGTCTTCTATTTTTTTCCCACGCTGTTTAGCGACAGAATGCTTAATAGCTTGCCATTTCTTCTCGTCAGCGGGCGTTTTGATAAATCCGGTCATACGTATAAGATTACGTAACCTTATTCGTCCTGATCTTCTGCGTCATCTGCTTCAGAGTCGTTTTCAGCATCAGTTACCCAGGATTCGTTAGACTGGTCTATAGTGGAATTGGTATCTAGATTACTAAGAATCCTAATTCCACCAGAATATCCCTTACTTGCCTTCGGATTAGATCCGACCGGCTTGCTTTTAAAGCCTACAGACTCTATAAAACGTCTTGGAGATTTTACCCAACTGTTTTCCACCTGGCCGTTTAGGTTCATATATCGGCACCAGGCCTGTTCGCCGCCTGGAGTAGTAAAGGATTCGTCGAAATCAGGGCCACCGCTAGAAATGCTACTTTCTGAAAAGCCATTGGCTTCCAGCAGGCTTTCTCTGTAGCGAAGAATGGAGTACTTAACAATAGACCATAAAAACAACATGTTCTGGGCATCGCCGTGGGCATGGCATCCAATAGTGTAGGTTTCATCAAAGAAGGAATGCTCTACCCTTGCTTCGTAATACTGAAACTGAGGTAAGATACCGAATTGAGTAGCAGAAACTTCCAAGTTAGGTTCAATAGAGAGACCGTCTGGAGTAATGTCTAAGATTTTGTACCCTACGCCATTGGCAGGGTTTAGTAGGATCATGCCTGGCGCAACGCCAGACAGGTCTATAGAGTCGTCTACGGACACCATACCGGTGTCGTCGTCATACCCTGCAGGTACGAATGGCTTGATAATATAGGGAATGGGCTTGCCAATCTGATTTGGCATCAATACAGATTTCTCGGTGGATTGATCGGCCATAGTCTTCATTTCTGGCTTTTCGTTGCTGGGGCCAAGCTGGATGGTAATGCATGGCAACCTATCCTTGTCGTCGCGGCCACGAAGATACACGTCGATCTGATTTGCTTTGAACCATTCTTTGCAGGCATCGATATTTTTCTGGCCGTACTTATCGGTAAGATAGGTAATGTTGACAAGATCACTCATCATATGCTGTAAAAGCCAAGGATTCTTACGCATGTCGTCCATGCCAAGCTCTATGGCTGCTTTAATTATGATATCGCCTTGAAAAATACCTGACATAAATTATTTGCTCCATTTAGCCAGAATTTCTGGTAGGAAGGTCTGTTCCCATTCTTTTTCTGCCCAAGCTTGTGCTTTATCCAAAAACTTTTTAGGCTGGTAGCCAGGATGCATCCACTTACCTGCGCTAGCTGGGCCGCTACTGACCGTCCTAAAGGTTAATATATCACGGCGCACGTTACCTGTTTTCGTAAGGGTCTGGTAGATGGACACGCCTTGAAGGACTGGAGTGTTACCTTTACCAGGGATTTCACCACCAAAATCCTTCCTATGAAGCAGGCCAGTTTTAGGCGAACCGTTAGGATTACTCTCTATTTTTTTGAATGGAATGCCTTCTTTCTTTAGAGCAGATTTAACCTGTTCTCGTAATTGAAATTCGTACCCAGTAGAAGATGCTTTAGACTTATCCTTAGAAAAAGGAATGACTACAAACTTCTTTCCTTTAAGTAGGCCAGGCTTCATGTCCGTATTTGGCTCGATTCCCTCTTCGATCCACAAACCTTTTTGGTTAATGCTTACTACCCAAATACCAGGAGAAATGTCTTCCATCTCAACAGATTTAGAAAATGTTTTAAACGTGGGTGAACTTAGCTCTGCGCCTGCATCCATGAGGACGTGAGCTTTCGTCTGAGCAGCCAATCTAGCAACGCCTTTGTTGACATCCTGTGCTACTTCAGCAGCATATTCTTTTAGGGTATTAGCTAGGGCTGTAGTGTCTAATTTTATTTTTAGATTACTCATCCTTACCCCTGCCCTTTAGATTGGTCGTCCTTTCCTCTAGAAGGAGGCTTAATTGGCACGCCTGTAGGGCTTTGTACCATGCCTTTCTTCCTATCTATGAAACGTGTATCGCCAGTCTTTGGATCGATAACTTTTTGTTGACCTTTAGCGTTTATCGCTCCTGGAGGCAAAGGAGTCCTAGCTACATGCTTGGTAGCTTTCGATGGCAGCTTGCCAATGGGTTGTCCCACTGGCGCTTTAGACTTTGGGGCGGGAGCAGCGCCCTCCGCAGACGCTGCGTGACCAGGTTTGCGCTCGCCGCCCTGATCTGGATGTTTAGGGAAAGGCTCTTGCCATTCATTGGCGGGAGCACCATTTTGGAGTTCATTAATGACTTGCTCGCCTTGAGGACCAATAGGGCCTTCAGATTCTGGAGAACCAGAGTTATCTAGTCCACATAGCTTACAAAGTTCAATCATAGCTTTCAGCATCATAATAGAAGCGTTGTAAAGAGTAGGGTCTTGCATCTTAGAATTCTCCAATGCCATTTTGGCACCCTTGAATTGCTGTAGAGACTGTGACACCATTTGGACAACTTTATCTTTTTGAATTTCGTCTGATTGTTGGTCTAATCCTTCGCGCAATACAGCAGAAAGGTCTGGTTTTTTGTCCTCTGCCGCGTGTTCCCCATTTAATCCCATATCCGTTGCTGTGTTGGATTCAAAACCATCAGGCCTACTTATATTGCCTTCAGCGGCATTACCTACAACGTCTGTATCATCAATTTGAGCAGCCATAGCCTTTTCGTCTGGCTTGCCATCAATCGTTTCGCCCTCAATTTGCTGAGCAATAGCTTGCAAGTGCTCTTTGGAGTGGGCTCCTTCTTCTGGAATTGCAGCACCTTCAGGAGAAACGGCGTCGTTAGCCTGCATCTCGTCAGCGCCAGCACTGGCTGGAGCTACTGGTGCGCCAGCAGTGTTATCCATAGGGTTGGCCTGGCCAACACCAACTGGAGAAGAGTTATTCCCCATTTCTGGTTTACCATTTTGAGGAGGGTCCATGCCCATTTCATTAGCTTGAGCTTTTTCTTCAGCTGATCCAGCTGGAGCTTGAGCATTATTGGAGTCAGGAGATTGAATTTTTGTATTTTGCTCTGGATCTTGTTGACAAAAAGGACACGCTTCTGCGCCTTCTTCGGCTTCTTTACAGAAGGGGCAATCATCAGCAGGATCAAGAACAGCTTCTTCTTGACAGAAAGGGCAAGACTCTTCGCCTTCAGCTACGGCAGCATCATGGCAATATTTGCAATGGTCAGGATCAATACCATCGCTTTCTTCGCAGTACTTACAGTGTGACTCTCCACCCTGCGGTGCCTCCACAGGAGGAGCTTTAGGAGCGTCTTTCTTCTCTTCTGGTTTTTTGTCTGCCATATTCTTACCCTCTGACTTTTCTAAGTATGCTTCAGCGAGTTTGTACTCTTCTTGAGTAGCTTTACCTTTCTTAACTCTCTTTCTTGCATCATCAATATCTTTTTCTACATCTTTACCATAGAACGCAGTTTGGTTTTTGCCCCGAAACTTAGCAGCCAACAGAGCACGACCGCCTTCAGAAAGGCTTTCACCGACACCAACGGAAATAGTGATTCCAGTAGCATACTCATGATCTTTTCTGAGACGTTCAACATCTTTAACCGCATCTTTTGGTACTTTGAAAGACCCTTCATCACCGCCACCTGAAATTACTTTGCCACCGTGCTCTGCTACCCAATGATTTACGATCTGGTGACCTAGATCGATCTTGGCAGAAATGTCATGTAGGGCCTTCTCATCATTGGCAATAATAGCGCGACCAACTTTTTTGCCACAGCCATCGCCATCGTAGCTCAGATAAAGCTTACTCATGCTTCCTCCTGAGTACTTCTAGAAGCATCTCGATGTTTTCTTCATCCCAACCTTTACTAAATCTTACTTTTATTCCATCTTCACTTTTCTTAATGAAAACTTTGCGTTCCATGTCATCGCCTAGACAGACGCAGCCAGAAAATACTTGGCCATTGAAAATATTCTTACCACAATCGGGGCAATCAACCTTTTCACTTTTAGCCATGTGAACAGAGTATTCGCCTTTTTTGAGCTTTCTAGACTCAAGGAAGTCCTTTACGGGAGACCCCTTCTTTTTTGGCGCTTCAACAAAGTTAGGCTCTTTTTTATGAACCACGGCATTCGCTACCTCGATTCCATTGGTTATACCGCGAAAATACGGCTCAGACTGAGGAGCAGAGTGTTCTGCGAGGTGTCTTAAGTCTGCAATCTGTTTATGCTTCTTTTTCTCAGCTTCCAATTCTTCAGTTAGCTTCATCAAGAAAAAGTTGTGAGCAGCTTGCTGATGGGCTAACTTCTTTTCCACTACTTTTTCTACAAGGTCATGGAGTGCAAAACGCTCGTCGATTAGCTTTTGTACTTTTTGCTCAATGTCTTGTGCTACTGGTGATTCTTTATGTAGTTCCTGTGAGTCGTACAGCTCAAAAGCAGACATAATCACTAGGCCTAGACCGGGGATAGAGCGAAATTTGAAATCTACAAGTATCTTGTGATCTTCTACAACTTCTCCGCTATACTGATCTCGCTCGTGCTTCGTGGCCTTGAGAACAGCATTTCCAGGAACAGGAATTTTTACTTCCTTATTCTCTCCAATGTTCATTGGAGCAAGCTCTCTAATAAGGAATGACATGATAGTGCGAGGGACAATTTTCAGTCCGATACGCATATCATCAATATCATTTACACTTTTTGTACCCGGTTTCCATAGCTCGGTTTTGGCCAAAGACTCCATAAAGTCTTCGCCCAAAGTCTTCTCTAGAAAATAGGTAACTCTAGAAGACATGATTATTCCTTACGAAACAGATTCTTGTTTGATGGAAGTTTCGTCATCAATGAGGAACACTAGGAGAGTAGCGGCACTGGCAATAACCCAATAGTTATCTGCACAGGCTAGATACGTCCAAGAGTTTGCGGGGCAAGGAACGCCCACATTACCACTAGCGTCGGTGACGCCTGGAGCCAGTGACGATGGGGCAGAGGCCACATTACCAAGAGTTACAGAGCCTATGGCGCCAGCATTGTTATACACAGCCAAGCATTTTCCAGGAAAATCTAGTCTCCTAGCAGTAGAGGCATCGGTAGTGTAAGCAACGACTCCACCGCTGATAAATTTCAGAGGTACGAGATGGCGTCCAACTTCAGACACTTTCTTAGAGCCAGCAGCATCGCTGTATTCTAGGTTAGCGATTGCTGAAGGATCTTGAATTTTATTTCCTGGGATATTTCTGCTATTTTTTGCCATGATCTTGATTTCCTTATAGTTATTACTATTCTAAGATTACTCTTCGTCTTCAGTGATAGTACTCATATCGACCGGGATCGTGAATTTATTAGGGTTAACCTGCTCCCTTGGAGGCGCATCTGCCCTTTCTGGAGTTTTCGTCTTATTCTGGTTAAGCTTCTCGCCTCTGTTTTGATTATGAAATACAAATTCGCGAACAATTACAGCATGCATTGGCATTCTTTGAGGTGATCGCACACCACCAGAAGTCACGTTGGTTACGCGCACTTCTTTAGGAAGTGCGACCACATAATAGAACGAGTTATACAGATACCTAACAGAATAAATCCTACCTTTTCCAGTATTTGGATCAGTTCCAGGATTCTTACCGCCAGGTAACCATCGAATGTTTCCTTGCGCCGTTATAGAATAGTCAATCCCTTCTTGGTATTCTATATTGCGACTGTCAACTATTGGATCTTGAAGCTTGACGATAGGAAACATTGGTTCATTATCTATATCAGATTGATAATCCATTTTATGCGATGTAGCTACTTTAACGTCTGCATTTATGTCAGAAATATAAAGGCGGTCCCCAGGCATGAGATAGATGCGGCAGCCATCATCCTGGTCAACTTTGTTGTAAAAACGAGGCATCACCAGCCTGGACTCTGAAGGGTCCACAACCCCACCGGCACTTCTCTTCTGCTCCCTAGTGTTATCGGTCATGGTGGCCGTAAAAATACCAGCACAACGATAGATCATGCCATTTGAGGTAATGGTATCTACGCCATCGCTTCTGCGGTAGTCGCCACGGTCATTTTGACCAATAGGACTCGGCATAGCTCTGAAGTGCTTAAAATCTACGCCCAAGCTATTGACGAAAATGTCTAGCCTGTTTAGGTCGAACGATTGCTGCTCTTGCGGCGCAAAAGGAGTAATAGTTGGGATTTGTAAACCTTTAGGTCTTCGATTCGACACGACACTTTCCATCCATACAGTAGCTAGCTATTTCTTCGAGTTTTTTATCGCTTTCCGCATGGTTATTGACCATAAATTTTATGATCTCATTGTAGTCTAATTGTTTTGCTAGTTTAGCTAGTTGCTTGCCAGTCTTGGCCCCTAAGATAAAGTTGCGATGATTGAATTCTATGTTCAGCTTAGCACTAATCCCGTGCTTATATAGTCTCTCTATTTCGCTAAGAAATTTATCAATACATGGATCTTCGGGTTCGTAATCAACTACTATCTGCTTACACCCTATTACTTGTTTTTCTAAGGGTTGATTCATGTCATACGAAACTTCTTTTCTGGCTCCAACTATCTTGATACACATGTTATTTGTTCAACCTCAAGCCTACTTTGCATCCGACAGCCTTCTCGACCGTGGCGCCAGCCATACCTTTAGCGAACTCTTTGGGAATATCTAGGCCATTCATGGTTAAAAATTGCTTATCTAGAGTGCCCTCTGCAGAAGCGATCTTTAAATTTTGCTTAGTAATATCAAATCTTACGCTGTTACCCTCATGAATAGAGTAAATATCGTGACCAGACTTACGAAGATCATCACTTAGGAAGTGGCTATGCTTTTCAACCACAACGTTATCGGAGAAAGCTTCAGACTTCATCATAGCTGGTTGAAATGATGGATACTGCTTTTCTAAATTGTACTTTACTACGGCTGGGTGACTACCAGCGGCTAACGCCTCATCCCTGAACTTGCCTTTCGGCTTCCCGGTAGCAATCCAGAAACCGCCCTTGGTTCGGATGAGTTTTACCGGTCGCCCATCGAGCATACCTGCGTCTTCTATACTGTGAATTTCTTGTTCTGTGATTTGCATATTATTTCCCGTTTTTTACCGCGTAAGCGTGTCGTATACCCTTTTCCATACAGAGCTTGAGCATTTCTGCATCATTTCCAAAGTGGAACTTCGCTCTTTCCTCATGCTTTTGCATGACCTCTTCTTTCAGTCCAGGGTTATCTTCCAAGTAACGAACTAGCTCGCTGTCTCCTAATCTAGTGACCTTGACATGTTTTACAAGGTCCAATTCTAACGAAACCGTATCTCTGACTATGCTCGGAATCATGCTTTCCGAAGCAGCTAGCTTATCTTCCTCTTCTGCTTCAAACTGACCAGGTAGCCTAGCGTGCTTTGGTCGGTAACTTGCTACCACTTTAGCTTTATGGTGAAGTTCAGCTGGTAGAAACTCTATACCAAGTACATGAGCAGATTTTGACTCAGACTCTTTCACGCGATCCCAGAGTTCTTTGTCCACTGAAATATGGGCCGCAAACTGGTAATTGTTGTGATAACCTAAGTGTTTAAAACAGTCGTGACTCTCCTCAATATCCTTTATCTCAGGTCCATGTAGTTTCAGTACATAGATCGTGTACCCCGTTCTCCCTTGGATAGTCGTGGTCTCAACCTCGACTTTCTTTGGATCTGGCGGTACAAGTGCCAGTGTTTTAGCTATTTCATGAACCTCTTCTTCCTTGTCCTTTTCTGCGTCAAAAAGCTTTATCGTTACGTGATACAAAATTCCTATGTCTGGCCTATCGCTTACACCCTTCACTCTAACGGGATACATTAAATCCATTCCCTTTTCCGCAAACTTTTTGTAAGTTTCAGCGTCTTCGTTCTTATGAAGATATATTGGTAAAATGTTTTCCATATGAGCTATTATACCTTAGAAATTACCCATTATAAATCTGTTGCTAAAAATGGTCCTTAGCTGTGCTTCTATCTTTAGTCTTTTGGCCTGTAACTCTTCGATTCTAAGCTGATAAATACGTGGACCGGGACCGCTAGAAGACTGAGAGATACCATCCTGCGATTGGCTCTGCGAGGTGTGGATGAAAGTAGCGGCGATCATACTCAAAAGGTCAATTGCTGCGACGCATCCGATCAACTCGTTCACGTTTGTAGGGATTAGACCTTCTTTATTTGAAAGGCCGGAAGTGTACTTGATCTGCCAATAGGCAGGAACCCAGTTAAGACCATCCATAACTGACAAAAATGCAATACCGGCGTTGCCCACTGCGCCCTGTACAGAATTTACGCCATACGCGGCTAGAAGGGGGATTACGTTGATAATTCGTTTCTCAAAGTTTGAAGTTTCGATCCAAGTAGGTGGGATTTCAAAGATAATATTCTTATCTGCACTCACAATAGCCAGCTGCTCGATACTGAGGATCGGACCCTGTGGGGCAGTAAGATGAATGTAGGCTTTATAGTCTTCGGACTTGAATGGAAGCTTATCTTGACGTTGACCTTTTACAAGAGTAGTTTTTAGGTCAAGTTCTACTTGGTTTCCAGCCAAATAAATGCGATCCTTAAGTTCGTCGTCCGAAAAGGTATCGCCGTTAGAGAACCAAAGAGGTATGCCTTTTAGGAAACGGCTTCGTAGCTGTTCAGGCGTGAGCATGGGCTCTACGCGCTTGAATAGGTTAGAATCAGCAATCATGTGGACTGGATATGCTGCGGTACCGTAGCCCTTTGTTTGTGGAAAGTCAGTTCCCATTAGCAGCTCCCATCGTTTGTAGGATCATCTACACCGATCATGTTCATAACGCTGAATCTGCGAACTACAGAGCCTTCCATGATTGCAAATTGTACGTTGCCGCCGCCAGGGCTCTGGAGCGAGGAAAGAGAGACCTTCCAGATAGAGCTATCGTTTGCATCAGCCTGTACTGCCGTTGCAACAATCGTTTTACTATTGTCGAGCGATGGAAAAGTTACAGTAATTCCATAGGGTTGGTTCTGAGAGCCAATGCCCAACATATACCTTAAGCCAGCAGAAGGATTGACGGGGGTTATTCCCGTAAAGACACCAAAATTAGACGTATTGTTGACATTCACTGCTTGATCAATGTCAAGTATTTGAAAATACAAGGTATTTGGGTCGCCAGCACGCACAATCCATTGGTTTCCAAAGGAATAGTTATTGACGTTGCAATAAGAAATTATTGGTTTTGCACTTAGTCTCATCTTGTATTTGCTCCCAAATCGGTGTATTCTAGGGTTAAGATTGGCACAAACTACCTAGAAGTGAGTTAAACGTAGCATTTTAATAGGTATTTAGGATTGCTTAGGCATTTAAAGGAGATACACATGTCAGATGGTCAAAATAAGGACACGAACCCTAATCCAGCCCCCGCTCTTGGAACCAATCCAAAAGATTTATTGGGGATCAAAAAAGTACAGCTTAACCTAGTACCTGCATCAAGTATCATTTATCAAGCTCTGGCCATGGAAGATGGGGCACGCAAATATGGACCCTATAACTGGCGTGCGAACAAGGTAATTGCCTCTATTTATGTCGCCGCAGCTATGCGTCATCTTCAAGCTTGGTACGATGGTGAGCAGGTGGCCTCTGATAGCCAAAAGCCTCACCTAGGGCATGCCCTGGCCTGCATAGGCATCATCGTAGACGCTCTTGAGACTGGCAACCTGGTAGACGATCGCCCTCTTCCCGGCGCCGCAGGTAAGCTCATTGCCGAATGGGAAGAAAAGAAGGCTGCCGCAGCTAAGGCGTCTCCCTCAAAAAGCTAAGGCCGCGCTTTACAGCACGGCCTCGTAACTCCTTCTACGCTTGGTAGATGAATTAGTTTATGGGGCTTTTGTTACTGCGTTGCTGTCTAGGGTTACTGCAGTCTGAGCGTACAGGTGTCCACTAAAAGCGGCGTTCGTTTGAAGTGCGAGAGAGGTTGCTCCAAGCACGATACCTTTGAATACTGCGTTTGCGCCAATAGTCATAGCGCCCGATAGTTGCCAGAAGATATTTTCTGCTTTCACACCGCCGCTGAGAATAACGCTCTTAGCAGATGCCATGGTAAGAGTACCAGAAATCTGCATGATGAAAACATCATTTGGTCCACCAGAAATCGTCACGTCATTGGAGATCGTAACACCGGTAGTCCACTTATAAAGACCTGGAGTAAGAGTAAGTCCACCGATTTCACCAGAACCTAGGTTCGTGAAATCTGGAGAAGTTCTTCCGGCAGCATTAGTATAAGCAGCATTCATGTCGCTGATAGCTTGAGTCAACGCAGCAGGGGTAGCATCTGCGTAGTCAGCAGCATATACTTTTCCTGGCGAAACTACTTTGGCAGAAGTTGAGAAATCACCACTACCATCTAGTGTTAGCGAGAAGCCAGTGATCGCGGTGTGAGCGATAGGGCTCACGGCCATGTTACCGGTGATAACCGATGCACCAGCATCAGAAATACCAGCTTCCGATAGAATCGTGTAGTTGGCAGCAGTCAATAGGTTAACAGCGGCCAATGCGTTAGAAATGTTTAGAGACAGACTGTCTGCGCTGAATGGAAGCGTTCCGCCACCACCAGAAGTATCTGCTTTGGTAGCTCGCAAAGTTTTATTACCATAAAGGCTAACATTGAGTCCTTTACCGGCAAAGTTGGCCACGCCAGCTACTGCAGCCATCGACACAGTTCCTGCGAGAGCGCCAGTACCAGTTAAAAGGCTAATCGTAATAACCGCAGTTGCATCTGCGCCAATAGTAACGGTAGCACCACTAGCATCTTTTACAGTAATTACAGGCTGAGTAGCAAATGCTACGCCTTGTTGAGCAGAAGAAGGCTGCGTAGACCACACAAGGTGAGTTGCAACGCCAGCGCTGCCAGTAATCACGTAAGAGTAGCTTGCAACGGCAGAGTTGCCGCCATTTGGATCAACTGATAGAACTTTCAGCGTCAAACTAGAGCCAACCGAAATTGGAGCAGAGTATTGAGGACTAGCAAGGCTAGGAGCGCTACCATCTACAGTGTAGTAAAACAAAGTGCCTGGAGTAAGCGAAGAAAGTACTACGGACTGAGTACCAGAGTAAGAGCCAGCAGGAAGGTTGGAAATAGGAAGTGCGATTACACCAGAAACAGCAGAGACAGAGGCGCCGTTAGCAGTAGCATCTACGCCAAGCACGTTGCTATTGATAGCAGCGGCAGTTTTCACAGCAATTGCAGCGGCAGAGTCGTTAGCTAGAATGTTTACTTGAACGCCAGTAAATCCAGCAGGAGCTGGGTCTGTGTTCGATCCGCCAAGAACGTTGTACCAAACATAATATTGATTTGCGTTGCCGCCGTTATATAGTTCGACATAGCCAGCTGCTCCAGAAGAGGAGAAGGCGCTACCGGCAGGATACGACAAGGCAGCAATTTGTTGTTGGCCAGAGCGCATATTGGATGCGCTAAAACCAGCAGGCATAGCTACGGCTACTGGAGGGTTGATAATGTTGGCAGGGTTAGCCAAAAGATTTGCTAGAGCGTCGTTGGCGGCAGGAGCATTTGCGAAACCATCAACCATGTACTGAAGGTCTCTTGGGGTAAGAGCATAGCCACCTAAGATGGCAGCTTGAATGTCATTAGCTACAACTTTGTCACCCATTGCAATCACTAGCCTTTTAAGGGTATCAGGTGAAAGCAGAGCGCTACTTGCAAAAGCAGCGGCCAATTCGTTACCGGCTACCTTATCTGTAAGGGCGTCGATAAGAAAAATAGTGGAATTCTTAGATAGGGCCATTTGAAATCTCCTTAAGGTCTACCTGCGTAGGCAGGGAATATTCACTCTTAAGATTGTGTCGGCAAGTCTACTACGTAGCTTTCGCCTTCCTTAACAATCCTTGTAAACCCTGGATATCGTTGACCATATCGTCCATCCAGGCTAGAAGCGTTAACAAATAATCTGTCCATGAAATACGTGTGACCAGCACCTTCGTGAATGTGTCCAAAAACGTGCATTTTTACCTTAGTTTCTAGGATTTTGTTCCATAAATCCACGCAGCCCACGTTTTCGTGGCCTTTGCCGCCATGATTATGCCTACGAGGTGCTTCATCTCTCATTTTATGGGGAGGCCCATGCGTTACCAGTACATCGGTATCATTTGGGATCAAGTCCCAGTGTTTCTTGATATCTTCTCCACGATTTCGGTTAAAAGCCCAGTTACAAAACTCTGGCTGCACAGGCGAACCCCAAAATTTGATACCCTCTAGTTCTACACCAGAATCGTTCAAAAGATGGATATTCCTAGACTCACACTCTTTGGCCCAAAGTTGAGGCTTAGTTTCATAGCCCCAATCATGGTTTCCAGCAATTAGGACCAAGTGCTTATAGTCCTGTTTTTGGAACCAATCAAGAAACTGTGTAATTTCCTCATCAGAGCCACGACCAGTAGCGTCACCGGCATGAATGAGAATGTCGCCACCGGGCAACTTTAGGTTGTCGTGACGCATATGCGTATCAGAGATACAGTCTATTTTTAAACCTTGCAATTCCATACCATTACTATATCATAAAAAAGGCCAGGTTGCAAAGCAACCCAGCCCTTAGTTTTTAAACACTACTTATTAGGTAGGGTTATTGAGGCTTAGTTGGCCCGTAATGTTCTCTACGAGAACGTTCTTACGAGGTTGGTAAGCAGCCAAGCTGAGGAAGCGAAAGTGGGCTTCAGGCAAGCTGAGGTCACTAACGGCAAGTTTCAGTTTGGAGTAGGGAGCCAATTGGCCGAATCCCATGGTGTTACCTTGAACGAGGAATCCAGTTACGGAACCAGGTTGACGGTTACCAAGGTCGGAGAAGGTAGCACCAGAGCCAGCAGCGTTTACGGCGATCTTACCTACGAACTTGGCAGTAGCTGCCGAGCCGTTAAGGTCAGAACGGTATACGTTGAAGTACTGAGCAGCACCAGAGATCACGATCTGAACTTTGTCACCAGCGGTTACAGCTTGCGAAGCAGCAGCAGAAGGGATCGATTCACCACGAATACTGCAAGCAGTAACGTAATAAACATACGAACCAGTCTGGAGCAACGAACCAGCAGCACCGGCATCCGAGATCGAAAGCGTAGGAGCAGCAGGGCTGCCATTGCGCGAACGAGCAGGACGGGTTTTGCCAGACAAGAAACGCGAAGCTTCGAGAGAAACTACAGCACTAGAGGTCCACTGGGTACGCAGGTGCGCGCCAGTTGCTTCTTGCGCCGAGCCAGCGAGCATGATACGCTCTTTAGCATGGGCGATCTTGTTATAAGCCGAGAGGCTGATAGGGTCGAGCATAAGACGGTCAGCAGCACCCATGTTCATTGCAGAGCGTACTGCGGAGTCTTCGATGATGGATTGCGTGAGCGTTCCACCGGCAGAGATCACTACAGTTTGGTCGGAACCATACTCAGCAAACATAAGGTCTTGCGTATTTTGTTGGCCATCAGACTGACGAACTTGTTGGTCCATACCAATCATGTTAGGCATCTTAGCAACAGCGAGGGGGTTACCATCGAATACACCAGCGTTTGAGAAGTCGGATTGACCACGGAAGCAGTCAAATTCGATATCCCCAGCTAGCTTCATTGCAGCGTCTGCGGCAGCACGGTCTTCAGCTTTTACACCGTCGAAAGCACCGATCAGGTTAGCGGCAACAGTAACACGACGGGTCGTGCTGTAGTATGCCATAGGCACTACTGCACGGACGTAATTACTTGTGTCTTCTTCGCCGATTCCACCTTCAAACTGAGCAGAACCTCCAAATACACCGTAGTCGAGCTGACGGTTGAACTGGTGCAATTGCGACTTCACATCTTTCGATGGAAGCATCTTTTGCAACTTGATATGGCTGTCGTCGAACGTTACATTGTGCATGACGGGGGAAAGGTCTTCCACCATCAAAGCAGCGCCTTGTACTAGTTGACCTGGAGCAGCATTGTAACTACCTGCTTCAAGTGCTTTCATTAGGGATTGAAGTTGTTCAATCATATTCATTTCTCCTTGATTACTTCCACTGCTTACTTGAGCAAATGGCTGATACTGTTAATGCTTGCACCGCTGAGGTAGTAAGCGTTGATTAAATCTCGTTCTGACTTTTCTAGCTTTGGGTCCATGGACTTTTTGCCTAGAGCTGCATCGATCTCACCTTTGGTAAGTACTTTTTCTTCTACGGTGTTTTCGCTTTTGGCGATAACTTCCATCGAAGTAATTGCTTTACCTTGGGGTGCGACTTTCTTCTCAACCAATTTGGTCAGGAATGCCGTTACCGCGTCTAAGTTTTTTTGAAGGCCTTCACCTTTAGCTTTTTGAGCTTCTAGTTCAGACTTAACAAGTTCTAATTCTGTTTTTTCCATATTTCCCTCTGACTTATGAAGTCCTACATTGATCTTGTCGCCATGAGCGTCACTGGCAGCGCTTTTAGCCCCAGGAGTAGCTTTTAGAGGTGCGGCTTCAATTTTTCCACCGTTTTCTCTTTTTAAAGCATCTTCACTCTTTTGAATTGCTGGCTGAACATTATTGTCTGGTGAGTTCTGCAGAGCAGCTTTTGGCTCTGCTTCAGACATTTTCATGTTCGCGCCGCCGCCACATTTGGCTAGTTTTGCAATACAGTCATGGTGAGCCTTTAGTTCAGGTTCACTCATAGACATGTACATCTTTTCCATATGTGCCAAGTCTTCTGAATCGTAATCGCAACCAGCGGCCTGTGCAGGAGGAGCAGCGGCATCAGCTTGAGGAGCTGGAGCAGCTTGAGCAGCGGGAGCAGCAGCTTCGGGCTTATGTTCACCCTCAGCAGGAGCTTTCGCTTCTGGAGCAGGTGCTTTTTCGCCTTCTGGCTTCTTCTCTTCTGGCTTCTTCTCTTCTTTTTTAGGCTCTGGCTTCTTTTCGCCATCTTCAGATTTAGCAAGTTTGAAGTTTTCTTCAGCCTTAGCTAAATGCGAAGTAAACTCTGTTTCCACTTCGGAAATGAGCTTTTCGAGCTGTTGTTCGGTGTACATGGTGTTTCTCCTTTGTACTGCCGATTAAACAGACTTGGTGGGCCAGTATAGGTCTTCCAGATCAGCAATTGGAGCAGCAGCGTTGAGATTGGCTTCGTTTACGGCAGAACCGTTAGCGATAGCTTTTTCTTGGTAGCGACAGCCAAGTTTTTGCGCTTCATACTTAATCACTTCGATATCAGCAAGAGACGCTTCTGGGTTGTTCGACGAAGCTAGCTCGTAAGCTAGTTCAAGAATATGGGGAGCATAAGCAAAGGTAGATCCACCGAAAACATCTTTGGATTGCATGTCTGGGTTTCTAATGCGAAGTAGAACAACTGGTTGAGCTTCTGCTTCGTTTGCATTATGGGAACAGAAAATCATGGGCCAGCCCTGAGCATCAAATGCGAGACGAACAGAGTTCAGACCTGCCGAGCCTGGTACCAAACGGATACGAAGCTTGTCAGCTAGATCGCGCACCAATGCGTTGGCTTTTGCGGTAGATTGCATAGTAAATTTCTCCTTGGATTACTGTGTTAACACTGGTTATCCGTGTTAGGATAACCCTTCGATATGTATAAAGAATACTGCTCTGACACTTTATTGTATAAAATCAAATACTTAAAGATTATTTTCCTCAAAAATAATAATTTGTACTTACATTGATTGTGATGTAATCTTTACGTAATGAAGAAATGTAGTGGTTGTAAAATTCTAAAAAGTTATGGAGAGTTTTATAAGAGAACTGCTTCGCCGGACGGTCACGGAAATTTATGTAAAGCATGCAGCAAGGAGTATGCTTGCACCGAAAAATGTAAGAACAAACGCAGAAAAAGAGATAATAAAAATAGATCAATTTTAAACAAAAAACATAATGAATACGTTAAGTTAAATAGACAAAAATGTAACGAACATCAAAAGATTTATTACCATAAATATTGGGAAAAAAGCCGAGCGAAGAAAAATGAATACGAATCTAGACCAGAAAGAAAGGCTGCCAATAATGCTAAATCGGCTAGAAGACGTGCTAAGTTAGCTATTTCTAGCTTTGCTGGTTTTTCTACACAGATAAATGATTTTTATAAAAATTGTCCATTGGGATTTCATGTAGATCACATAGTTCCTCTGAATGGAGAACAGGTATCAGGATTGCATGTTCCATGGAATCTTCAATATCTGCCTGCTTCAGACAATCTTAAGAAGAGTAATAAGATTTAAAGGAAAACTATGACTTCGTGTACATATATCGATGGCATCGCGTCTTCTCAAGCTATTGATACTGCTGGAGAAGTCGTTGATCTTAAGGGATTAGATTGTTCTTCCCTATTGGGCGCCGCGCTCAATTGGGAGCACAAAAGTGACACTCCTGCCCAAGTGGTTGGTAAAATCCTTGAATTTAAAAAGATTTTTTCAGACAAAGACTGCGACAATGAGCGCCAGCGCTATTACTGGAACAAATATCAGATTCCTTATCTATATATTCTAGGTAGACTGTTTGATGATAAGAAAGACTCTTCGAGGGAAGCCGCAGCGATATTCTTAGATGATGCTCAAAATCCAAACGAACCAAAGATGGTGGGATTCAGCGTAGAAGGCTCCAAAATTCCTGGTGCCAAAGAAGGCATGGTCCTTACTCGTTCAATCGCTCGCAAAGTCACCATCACCACAATTCCAGCTAATAAGACCTGCGTCGCAGAGATGATTCCTTCGCCTCATGCCAAGAAGGACGATCTAGACTCTATTTTTAAGACAGAATCTACGCAAGTAGAATTCTTCAGTCCTAACTCTAAATACTTAGATTTCTTACAGAAAAAAGAAGAAAATATGGATAAAAATGAAGATTCCTCGGACATGAACAAATCCATTCCTTCTGGCTGGAAGCCAAGCCTCACTCAGCACTCTCAGCTTGGCCAGATTGCATCCCTATCCCATCCTGAGCATGGCATCGTTACAGTTCACAAAAATCCAGAAACCGGAAATCATGAAGTAAAACACCGTGGTGCTCTAGCTGGAGTAATGGGACAGAAAGGTGTTTTTGGCAATGCGAAAGATGCAATGGCCCATGCTTCCAAGTATGTAAACGCTGTACATAGCGGTAAAGTAATACCTAGAACTCAGGTAAACATGCCTTCTAGTGATAAACTACCTAACGCTCAGTTAGGTGGAAAACATGTTAGTAAAGCACCAAATCTAGCTAAAGCGATTGATGCTGGATCTGGCAATGTCGCCCCAGGCCAACTAACTGGTGGTTCCGCTTTAGTATCTGAAAGCCTTGGTGGAAGGATGCAGAGAAAGAAAAAGAGCATATCCGTAACTACTGGATCTGGCAATATGGGTGGTATGGGCGGAACGCAAGGTGGTATGGGCGGAATGGGCGCCATGGGCGGTACCGGTGGTGGCGGAACGGCCAAATCTGAATGGCTAAAGCGAGCTGAAGACGCCTACTCTAGTTGGGAAAAGCGCGAAGAATTTAGAAGTTTCATGAAAAAGAGTATGCCAAACATGGTTAAAGGCGAGATAGACGCTATTGGTCAAGTAATCGCCCTGAAAAAGTCATTAGAAAACGAAGAAAGTCTGGAAAAAATGTTCTCCGAATACTTTACAAAAGAATAGGCCATTGAAGGCTGATAAGCGTCACTCGCTGTCGCGGGGCACCATAAAGGGTGCCCTTTTTATTTTCTTGATTTAGAAATCGACTGTGATATAATCTTTTATGTAAGGCAAGTTTACCTGGAAACCCTAGATTGACGTGGGTATATAGGTAGACTCGAAAAGGAGCCCCACATGATTTGTCTAAACGGTTTTACCGTCACGCCCACTATCTTCCCCGATAATACCTCTCAGGTATGGAAGCTTCCGGCAGATGTCCTCGCCACCGACTACGCCTTCATAGATTGGACCTTTACCACAGAAGGTGATATTGTTCAACTTGCACAATTGAAGGATCTTCTAGACTCCCACGAAATACCCTCATGTCTACGCATCAGATACCTACCTTATGGTCGTCAAGACAAGGCTGTGTCCAATGATGCTACCTTCGCACTGCACTCTTTCGCCAAACTCCTAAATCGACTCTATTTCGATTGCATCGAGATTATCGATCCACACAGCTACATAGCTACGGACCTGATTAAGAATTCTGTAGCAATTCAATCTACTACACTATCTAAAATCTGGAACGATGGTGAATACGATATCGTCTGCTACCCTGATAAGGGAGCATTGACAAAATACTCTAAAATTTATGACTTCCCATTCCTCTATGGGGAAAAGGTTCGTGACCAGTCTACTGGAAATATCACGAAATACGAAGTTATCGGTGATCCCGCAGGCAAGAAAGTCCTTATTGTGGACGACATTTGCGATGGCGGCATGACCTTCAAGATTTTGGCCAAGGATCTCTTGGCTAAAGGTGCTAAAGAGGTAAATCTCTTTGTCACGCATGGCATTTTTTCGAGAGGATTGAAAACTCTTAAGGATGCTGGCATTAACCGTATTTTCGCTCAAGATGGTGAAGCGTCAGAGGTTCAAGGTACTGTCGTTTATGTTAAAATGTAGTGCCTGTAATGAAATAAAAGACTTTGAAGAGTTTTCTCGTAATAAATCGAGAAGATACGGAAGAAATTGCGTCTGTAAGAAATGTATAAATGAAAATGAAAGCTACAAGGAAAAGAAAAGTAAATACAACAAGTCTGCCAAAGGGCAAACTTCGTATTTTAAAAGTCATTTAAAAAAGAAATTTCAAATGACAATTGAACAGAAACTACAAATGTTCAACAATCAAAATGGATTGTGTGAAATGTGCGATAGACCTTTCAAGGATTTGAAATCTGCGTGCGTCGATCATAATCACGAAACTGGACAAAAAAGAGGTCTTCTTTGTAAACCATGTAATACTTTTCTTGGTATTATTAAAGAAGATTCAACAAAAATAAAGACTTATATAGAGAAATATAAGTCTCAACTATAGGATATTATAGCATGAAAAATATGTCTGCAATGCTACTATGTGACTTCTATAAAATCGCTCACCGCGAAATGTATCCTCAAGGAACCGAGGTATGCTACTCAACTTGGACTCCTCGTACTTCCAGAATGAAAGACGTGAATGGCGTGGTGGTAGCTGGAAACCAAGCGTTCGTAAAAGAATGGCTCCTAGGTTTCTTCCAAGAAGAATTCTTCGACCGTCCCAAGGCTAAGGTGGTAGCTGATTACGCCCGAATCATCAAGTGTACGCTTGGCGTGGCGAATCCTCCTACGGCCCATATCGAAGCCCTCCACGATCTTGGATATCTGCCTCTTTTGATCAAGGCTGTGCCAGAAGGAACGATCGTTCCCTTGCGTGTACCGGCCCTGACCATCCAGAATACTGATCCCCGTTTCTTCTGGTTGACTAACTACATCGAGACCCTTATCTCGTGCGAACTCTGGCCTACCTATACGGCTGCGACGATCGCAAACGAGTATCGCAAAATCCTTGACAAAGCTGCCATGGAAACTGTGGGTAACACCGAGTTCGTTCAATTTCAAGGCCATGACTTCTCCATGCGAGGAATGATGGGTCTGCAAGCAAGTTATAAGACCGGTCTTGGCCACCTTCTTTCCTTTGCTGGAACGGATACTATTCCTGCAATTATGGCCGCAGAGGCTTACTATAGTGCCAATGTAGAGAAAGAGCTTGTGGGAACCTCCATTCCTGCCACAGAGCATTCGATTCAATGCAGCTATGGTAACGATATGGAATATTTAGAGAATATGATCTCACGAGTTCATCCTTCTGGCTTCGTTTCTATCGTTTCTGATGGCTATGATTTCTGGGACGTAATTGGACGTGTCCTTCCTGCTCTGAAGGATAAGATCATGGCCCGCAAAGGCGGTCCTCTTGGTGATAAAGTAGTGATTCGCCCAGACTCTGGCGATCCTGTGAAAATTGTTTGCGGCGATCCAGAAGCGCCCAAAGGCTCTCTTGAGTATAAAGGCGCTGTGGAAGCACTATGGGATATCTTCGGTGGCACCAAGACCGACAAGGGCTACAAACTCCTTGACAGCCATATCGGCCTGATCTATGGAGACGCCATTACTCTTGGTAGAGCCAAGGAAATCGTGGATCGCCTGAAAGTCAAAGGCTTCGCCTCCATCAACGTAGTGTTCGGGATCGGTTCTTACACCTACCAGTACAATACACGCGATACTTTTGGGTTCGCAATTAAATCAACTGCTTGCGTGATCAACGGTAAAGAAAAGCAGATTTTCAAGAATCCTAAGACCGATGATGGTACTAAGAAGTCTCAGAAGGGC